ACCATGCCGACGATGAAGGCGTCGTTGGGCAGCCGCGTGTCTTGCCGCGCCACGACCTTGGGCTTGGGCTTGTAGACGGTCGTATCGACCATGTGCGGCGCGTAGTAGCACGCCAGCCCTTCGGCCTCCATCATCTTTAGCCCAAACTGGCTGTAGACGATGCGCGCATAGGCGCGCGCCACGCGGTCCCGAATAGGCGGGGGACACGGCTCGTGATCGATGGGGAAGATGGGGCACCAGCGAGACGAGCGGAACGCCGACGGGTCTAGCACCCAACTGTCCATGAGCGACAGAAGAACGCCGCCCGGCCCATTGTTAAAGTGCGTCGTATGCGCGTCGGCTACGTCTAGGCCGTAGGGATGCTGCCCGCGCGGGTAGATGCGCGTGTTCCCCGCCTTGAGCACGCCGCCCTCCACGCCGTAAAAGGCGATGACGGCGGTCTCATACCCTAGCCGCTCCAGTTGGGGCAGCATGGCGCGCACCTGATTGGCATACCCCGTGGTCGAATGGGGCGCGTTGGACAGGATAGCGATTTTGCGTTGTGCCACGGTCTCAATCCTCCGTGCGACTTGGTACGGTGGGAGGGAGCGCCTCTTCCCCTCTCGCTGGCCTGGTGAGAGGGGGGCCAGGCCAGCGAGAGAGAGGGAGGAAGGCCCGATAAAATCAGCCGCCGCGTCCGAGGATGTAGCGGACGCAGATGGACGCGTTGGTTGGGTTTCCAGCGTTCACTTCATTGTATTGACAAACTAGCCATTCACCGGGCGACAGGTAGTTGCTGCTGCCGCTTGTGCTGATGGTGAAGGCGTTGGGGACGCCCGCGCCCCAGCCCTGGGCCGTGCCGCCGACGGAGGCCGCGACGGTGCCGTAGAGGGCCGGCGTGGCCGCGTTGGTGTACTTGTGCAAAGCGATGGTGAACGTCGTCCCGCCGACGCCCAGCGAGTTCGTCACCGTCCCGCCCTGGACGACTTCGCCGCTCAGGATGGTGATGCCGCCGCCCATCGCCGCGCTTGGCGCGCGCAAGAGGTAGAGCTGCTTGTTGTCCGCGCCGGGGTCGCCCAGCGCGTAGGTGTAAGAGATCACCTGCATCGATTCGGCCATGATGTCACCTCCTTACGACGTCGGGGCCGAGCCATCCGAGAGGATGGTCACGCCGAACGCGGGCCGCCACACGCCGTAGGCGTAGACGCTCGACATGTTGAGTTCGAGGCCGCGCCGCGACGCATCGCGCTGCGGCTCCAGGCGCGGCGCGCGCCGCTCGTCATAGGCGATGGCCTGTCGCCCGAACATGGCTCCGTAGACCGCCGTGCCCGCCGCGATGTTGGCCGTCACGTAGATGTCGTCGGGGCCGAAGCTCTGAATCCACCAGCGGCGCGTGACCTCGTCGTTAAAGTTCGGGGTCTGCGAGGTGGTCACGCCCGCGATGCTGGCCGACTTCGCCAGGTTATGGTACTGGTCAATCTGTTACTTGCTAACCGCACCCTTGACATGACAATCTATTCGTGATATACTTGTATTGTGACCGTCGTACAATCACTAATACAGGGGGTATTATGAGCGAAATCCTGGACATTCACGGCGTGCTGATTTCGGACGTTTGGGCCGCTGAGTTTCGCGGCTTCTTTCTCGGAGAGGGGAGCCTGCAAATTCACCGCACGCACTTGTCTAAGCAATATGGACGGGGCAAGGTGTACGAGCGTGAGTTTAATGGTTTCCGTCCTATCGCTGCTGTAACCCAACGTTCCGATAATCGCCCCGTGCTAGACGCCATGTGCATTCGTTTAGGAGGCAATGTCAGCAATCACAACCGTTTTAACATGGTTTCGGGTGGTAACGGCAAAACCTATCTAAACCATTCACAGGCTATGTGGAAGGTTGTGGCGACTGACGACGTTCGCCGTATCCTTGAATTACTCAAGGGCGGCTGGCTGCCTCATACCAAGTTGCGCGAGATCGAGATAATGGAGCGCTACTTAGACATTCGCCCGCGCACCGGGCATAAGATGAAGCCAGAAACAAGGGAGGAGATTGAACGCTTATTCTGGCAAATCCGCGAAGTCCGGGAGTATCACGAATAGATTGTTAAGGTGCGGCGGGTGGTCATTTCTGCCACCTCTGCGGTTTCTTATTGACGTTATAGCCGCAGTTCAGACTATATCATGCTCCACTAGGGAGCCGCCCCACATAGTCGTTACACACTTCCCTTTCGGGCTTGGCTCGGTATTACCCGCGTCCGGGCTTCCACCGAATTCGAGGCGTTTTCCATAGCCGATTGCTCGACTACGCCGCTACCGCCACAACTGGACGCATTAACGGAGAAAGGACACACGCGTAGGGCAGCGGGGCATTCTGCGCGCGCAGAATGGTCATGGCCGCCGTGAAGTAGCCCCACGTCAGGGCGCTCCCCGCCGCGCCGACGGTGCCGCCCGTCAGACTCGTGAATGTCGAGATGAGGTTGTTCTCGATGTTCTGCGCCATCGCCACACCCAGCTCGCGCGCCGCGTCATCGCGCGCGCCAAACGGGTCGCTCTCCATGCGGAGGTCGGTCACGAAGATTTGCGCGCCAAACTCCGCCGGGGTCAGCGTCGTCAACGCCGTCGGCGCGTAGGTCTGGCTGATGAGGTCGTCGGTCTCATTCAGTTGTCGGATCGTCGCCGTCCCGTACTGCTGCACCTTGCGCGAGGCCATGCCCTGCGCGTCGGTGAAGGTCGTCACGAGCGGCTGCATCAGGTTGTTGTCACGCGCGACAAACAGGGCATCCTCGAAGATGCTGTTGACGAACGTGGAGATGTCACTGTAGACATTCATGCCAGCGGCCATAGGTCACGCTCCTTTAGGAGCCACCGCCGACGGTCTTGTCGCCCCACACGACGCCGCCGCCGCGCTTGCGCGCGTGGTCCGCGTCAAAGATGTTGAAGCCGCCGCCCATCAAGCGCGCCCGCCGCTGATCGTCTGTCTCGCGTTGGACGGTCTCGGTCTTGGCGGGGTTGGCGGCGCTGGTCTGCGGCGCGGCGAGCAAGTAGGATTTGGCCTTGACCAACTCGCGGACCGCCGTCTCGATCTTCTTGGGGTCAAACTGGCCCGTCTCGTCTGGCTCCACCGTCACACTGTCGCGCAACAGCACATACGCCGCGTCGGGGTCCACCACGCCGAGCCGCGTCGCCGCCGCCTGGACGAGCGAACGCGCGTGCAATTCCCGATTGCGCTTTTCCGTCTCAGCGAGTTTGGCGGCCAACTCCGCCGTCTGTTGCTGCGCGCGCTGATATTCCTTGTCTTTCCGCTCTTGCTCCGTCAGATTGGCCGTCTGTAGCTTCTCCAACTCGGCCTTGAACTGGCTGAGCTGGTCGGCCAACGTCTTGCGCTCGGTGCGGTACTTGGCCGCTTCCCGGCGCGTGTCCTCTAGCTCTTTGGCTAGGTCTTCCGCTGACAGGGACGGCTTCGCGCCCACCGGGGGCGGCGTCTCCGTCGGCGGCGTCTGGCCCGCCTGGGGCGGCGAGGGCGCGGGGGCGTCCGCCTGGGTCGCTTGCGCCTTGAGTTCCTCTGTCATCGGGTGTGTCTCCGTGATAAGTCCGTAGGAAATGCAACGAGCGCCAGCCCGAACGCTTGTGCGTTGAGGGACTGGCGCTTATGCGCTGAGATATAGGGCTACGGGGCGGCGCGCGGGCCGCTACGTCTATTATACCGCCACGTTAGGGCAGGCGTCTATGACAGATGCTTGACGATTGCTTGCCGTTTGGCGGTCGGCGTCGGCCAGGTCAATGGTGGTCTGGCGGCCCCGCCGCTGAATCTGAATAACATGGCGCGTCGGGTCATAGCGAAACAGCAGCCAGCCGTCCACCGGGTCTCGAAAGTCTATCCATTGGACAGTCATGGTCCACTTTACTCCTAACGATAACTAATCGGGTTGGCTCTCATCCCGACGCACAAACAGCGCGGCAAAGTCACGGCCCGCCTGCTGATTGCCAATGTCGCTTAGGGCGTTGGCTAATTCGACCTGGAGAGGCAAGTAGTCCATAAAAGGCATCTTATAAATAGCCTTACCCGCCCCCGTCACATCGGCCAGGACTGCCGCAAACGTTCTAATCGTCGGCGTCTCACTAATGTCAATCAGGTGTTGCACCGTTATCTTGCTGGCGTCTACGTGATATGTCACAAATCCTCCCTCTAGCGGTACGAGATCGAACAACGACAGTTATGAAGGCATGGACGCGCCCCAATTGGGACAAGCGCGCCGAGCGGCACCCAGCCTTTCGCCGTCTCTGCCAAGCAGCCAGCACAGTGATCTGCGAGGCCCAAGTTATTACGGCACTCCGTATACCCTTGCCGCTGCTTGTCACGCGCCTCGACCGCGTGGTAGGTGCCGCGCGGCGCTTGGGTGTAGAGCTTGACGCGACTAAGGAGCGTGCCGTCCAGCTTCTGTTGCCCGCTCTCAATCTGCGCGGCAAAGGCGGCGAGATAGTGGTACTGCTCGCGCAGCAAGGGACCGAGTCGCCCCTGTTCTTGCGGCGTCATCTGCGCCCAGCCGCCTTTAGCGAGCGCCGCCGCCGCGTAGTGCGCGCTCTTGAGTTGCCGCGCCACACCCACCTGCCACTCCGCCAGCGTGACGCGGCCCGCGATGAGGTCACGGCTAAGCCGTTGGGTCTCAATCGTGGCGCGGTCGAGGGCTACGTCTAAGGCGCGGCGCACCTCGGCAAAGGACACGATACGGCCTGTGGCGAGGTTGACGTAGCGCCCGCTCTTGGGCCGCCAGCCGTAGGCGGGGGTGAGGGAGCTACGGCGTGTTGGCATCGCTCTGACTCAGCAGCCACTTCCGCGCGGGCGCGGGCGCGTGCTCCTCCCACCAGCGCTCGGCCTCAAGCACGTCCGCCGCCTCGCTGCCCGTTCCCACCGCCTTGACCAATTCCTCCGCTGTCAGCGCCCGGCCCAGCGGCTTGCGGCGGCGCGGCTGGCCCTGGCTGTCCTGGTTGCGGCTGTCCGTTGCCATTCAACGCCTCCATCCTCATCTGCGCTTCGAGCGGGTCGGGCGCGCTATCCTCTTGCGCCTGTGTGATGGCGCGGATTTGGGCGTCGGTGAAGAGGCCCAGCGTGTTCTTAATGACTTCCAAGATGCTTTCGAGGTCGATGCCCGCATCGACGCCCTTCTGGATGGCGTCAAAGACGGCCACCAGACTATCGGCGTCCTTCTTGGCGGGTACATCGCCCGGCGCGTTGTCCTCGGAGTTGTCAGGCGGCAAGCCCAACGCCGCGCGCGCTTCGTTGCGCGTCACGATGCCCTGCTCGATATGATAGCCGAGGATTTGCGGCGCGGTTGCGTCCTGCCCCGTCGTCGGCGCGTTGTCTGTCTGGTCCGCTTGCGCCTCCGCCTCCATGCGCGCCTGCTCCGTCTCCCAATCGTAGCCGAGTTTTTGGGCGACGGTGGCCTTACTGACCACACCGAGCGCGGTATCGACTTGCAACGCCGCGCGCTCCGCTTGCATGTCCTGGGGTAGGATTTCGGGCCAGGTGATGGACACGTCCGCCGCCGTGTACCCGCCTAGCTCCAAGAGATGCCGATTGAGCGCGCGCAGCATATCGCCGTAGGTTTGGCGCTTGGCCTCGGTCTTTTGCACCAGCGGCCCGTAGAGGATTTGGAGCGCCACGCCGGACAGTTGCCCGACGCCCTCCACCTTGCCCGTGGCAATGGCGGGGGTACGGCTGCCCTCGTGGATGGCCTCATCCAGACGGCGGTCCAGGTCACTCAAGCCCGCCATGTTGGACGTTGGCTCGATACTCGCCAGTTGCCCCGCGTCGCTCTCGATGATGAAGATGTCATCCACGCCCAACTTGACCTGGTTGTCGCGGAAGCCCTTACCCCACAAGCGTTGGTGCGCCTGGTATTTGACAATGCGCGCCCAATTGGACAACGCGAAGTTGCGGCTCTGCGTCAAGTTGATGATGTCGTCGGGGATGTCCGCCTCGCCCCAGAACTCGTTGGGGACGGGGATATTCTGACAGTCCAGGACGGGCGCCCATGCATAGCGCCACATCTCTTCGCCCACCAGCACCCAGCGCGTGT